CAATACCCACGTTTCCTGCGATAGCAGCAAGAGCACTTGCAGTCGCAAAACCTGGAGCAATAACGCCAACAGCTCCTGAAGCCGCAACGCCTGTCGTCGTAAAGCCGCCAGCAGCAAGTGAAAAGCCAGCGCCAGCAGAAAAAATAGCAACGCCGACCAGTGCAGCACCAATCAAAAATGTTCCGACACCACGGCCTGCACCCGTCAAAACTGGGGCAATGCTAAAAACTTCGCACTCACTCCAAGGAAGCAGCATCCCGGACAAATCTTGCTCACAAATTTTTTGCTTGCCTACTGTCACCCGATAAGCAACACCGTTCTTTTCGCTATCAACTAGCCACTGCTCAAGCTGTGGGTAATTGACGAGCAATGCACGCATAGCTTGGGCAGGTGTGTCTGCCACAAACTCAAATCGAGTCCTACCTAGCAATTCGCGCAAAGCGCCGTAGACCTTAACGACTTTCATGCCTCAAGGCACAGGCAGTGTTCTTCAAATAATACCCGCCGTAAACGTCCCTGCTAGACAGCCGCCCCTGTACGTGATGCAATACCCGCTGATCGCCTAAGTAAATCGCTGCATGGTTTGGCACGGGAGACGCTAGTTGCATCAATAACGCATCACCACGCTTCAGCTCGGCAATCGGAATCCGCCTGAACCCTTCCTTTTCAAAGTTCTCTAGATAGAGGTTTTGGCCGTGCTCCCACCATTTGTCCCGACGTGGATAATTCCGCAGCTCAAGCCCGAACTCCCGTTTGTACCAGTCGCGGCAAAGGCTGTAGCAGTCCACTACGCCATGGGAGAACTCACGCCCCACATATGGCAACTCAAATCCTTCAGGCTCGCAGTAACCCCAGTTCTCAGTGTCTGGGTTGACGATATGCCAAGGCAAACCGCTCTGCTCACAAGCGACGCGATCCGCAGGTGAGGGGTTGTGGCTCGTAAATGGATGGCTGTGGACTACAGCAACAATTTCGCCTTTATCCTCTACCGCTGCATAATCGGCTGGATCGAGCACAAAATGCTCGTCTGGCGTGTCAGCCAAGTTTTTGCAAGGAAAGTAACGACGCTTGCCCTTGACCACAGCAACTAGGCCACAGCACTCTTTAGGGCTGTCTTCCTTTGCATGAGTCATGATCAGACTCATAACTGAAGGTGGCAACATCATCGGATCAAACCTGCTCCAGGGAACGAGCCAAACGGTAGTTCATTGTTTTCACCAAAGCGACATTTACAGCTAGAAAGACGCTTGCCGCAAACATCATTGGCTTCAACTGTTTGAGGCTCATCGTTTACGTCAAAAAATCTGTAATTTACGCCGTCAACAGTTTTACCTGGACCAGTATCAGGATCGTAAGGGCACTCACCACTTTCTCCCTTGTATTCCCATTGGCAAATGTTTGCAACAACTTGACGGTTAGGCAGTTTTTTGTTGGAAAGGTCAAACTTGCTAGCTAGCTCAAAGCTGACAACATCTCGTGATTCATTAGCCTTGCGATCTATATACCACTCTTCAATAGGAAAGGTTGCGTAGGGATCAGCAGCAGACTCGCCATCGAGGAACTTCTTTAAAGTTCTGATTCGCTTGACCTTGGCACCTACAAGGTCGTTGCCCGGAGTTGTCAGGTTTACGCCCAGCAGCAATGCTGTTACCGCTCCATTAAGGTTGGCAACCGCCAAGGTTGGTCGGGGTAACGTGCCGGTGTTTGTATACTCAAAACCCTCCGCTTTTACAGGCAGACGCACGTAATCGTTGCTGTTCCAAGTGATGTTGCCAGTCACATCAGCGTTAGACCCTGCGTGCCAGCGCAAAATGTCAGCGCTGCCGTGCAGCGTGTTGTCGTAATGCAGCTCAAACAGCTCGATAATTGCGTCTGGAGCGAGTGTTGAGAGGTCTGCATAGATCGAACTGATCGCTTTCCATGTAACCGTTCCATCAACAACGGCACCCGCTGTTACGCATTGCTCGTTAAAAACAAGCAAACAGTTGCCAGCGACCGCATCTGCATCATCCGTGTTAACACTGCTGTCTACATTGAAAAGACTTGTAGGCCACGTAGGCTCTGTGCTGCCTGATGTTCCAGCTCCAATGCACTCAAAAACTACGCCGTTGTTTTGGGATGTCGTGGCGCGTCGAACGTCACCAACGGAAAACGCGGTGCTAGCAGCCCAAGCGGTATAAGCCATTAAGGTTCAAAGACTTCGCGGAACGTTGCTTGGATACTGGCACGATTCAAATAAGGAATCGACTTACTCCAGTTTTCACAGACAAATTTAGAGCTGCTGCCTTCGCCTGGCGGCGTGAAATCAAAGCTTGCGTTGTCTGCAGCACGAGCGTCGAGAAACGTTTCGATAGTGTCAGCATCAGTTTCTGATACCTCAAAGGTCAAGCTATACACCTTTGGATTTTGATTTAAGCCAAGACTTGTGCGTTGTTCGTAGCCGTCACCGAAGCGTACTGTCCGTACCACCGGGGAGCTGCGCTTCTGAAGCCCGTAAGTTGGCGTGATTGAAGGGAAAGTAGCCATCAGCTTGCGAGGAGACCACCAGGACGTTTTTGCTTGACCAGCTCAGCCTGCACTGCAGCGCCAAGCATTTTGCCAAGTTGTGCCGCTTGATCGGAATCGCCTTCGACAGACGATCCAGAAGCATCCACGTTCACCACAATGTTAGAGCTGCCCATTGCGTTGTTTGGAACGATATTGCCCTGCGCTCCAGGAACAAACAACTCAGGGCCACGCTCACCAACCATGTAGGGGCGACCTGCGCCAACCGCTCCGCCAAGAGCCTTTCCTGCAACAAGCGTTGGCGGTTTAAAGAAGTCCGTTGGAGCACTAAAGAATTTGTTGCCCCCTGGAATAGTTTTGGGTGCAGGTTTTGCTGCCCCTGCGCCAACACCAGAGGCACCGCCAAAGAACTGAAGGCCCACGCCCAAAATTTGCATTTTTATTTGCGCTGCAATTATTTCAAAAGCCATGTCAAGAAAGTGATCCGCTGTGCGCTGGAACAGGTTGGCCAACGCTTGCTGAGCACTCATGCTGCCCGTGACAATGCCTCGGAACGACTCAGCAAATGAGTTGCCCAGACTCTCCGACAAAGCAATCAACTGGTTGACGGGATCCATCAACGTATTGATCTGACCCTGGATCGCTTTGATTGCATCCTCCAACCGATCGCGATCAGTCTTTTGGGCATCGCGAGCAGCACCCTTAGCTTCTTCTCCTCGGCGCTCGATCTCGTTGCGGCGCTCCAGTGCCTTGTTCAAGCGCTCTTGCAGCTCTGCCTGAAGCTCTGTGCCTGCAGCAGCATCAACAAGAAGTTGCAGCGTCTCAATCCGTAGATCAATCTCAGTCAGCTGTTTTTTGGTAAGTCGATCAATTTCTTTAACCTGCTTGCTAATCTCAACAGTCTGCTGGGCAACTGCCGGAACAACTCCGGCCATAATCAACTCGCCATACTCACGCTCAAATGCCGCTTTGTCTTTAATTGCATTGAGCTGGTCATCAAGCGGTTTAACAAGATTCTCAGTCTGTGCAAGAGTTTTCTCTGCTAACTCAAGTGCTTGTCGGTCAAACTTGAGATTTGCAACTGCAATTTCTCCTGTTTCCCTCAGACGCACCAGGCGTTGATCTTCTGGATCTTTAAACTTCTCTAGCTCTGCTTTTGCTGTGGCTTTTGCCTTCGCAATAGCCATTTCTTGCTGAAGAATAATTCGACCCGCTTGGGTTTGTTTGCCTTGCAAAGCAATTAAATTTGTTTCAGCAATAACTTGTGCCTGGACAACCTCTAAACGCTTACGCAACATAATTGTTGGGTCTGCTTTTGATCCGCCAGTAGGTTGATCTTCAAATGAACGCAAGAACTCTTCGAATCTTGCAGAGCTTTCGCTGACACCAAGCTCAGAAGCAGGGATAGCAGTCTTAAACTGAGTGGGACGAGGGCCTGCACCCCTAAAAGCTCGCCTGCGGGTCGTTCTAGTTGTTGCCCGAAGCTCTTCGTTAGTAAGCTTGACTGTTCTTCCGCGAACTTGATTGAGCTTTTCTTCAATCTTTAAACGCTGTTCCCTAACAGTAAGTCCTCTAATTTCATTACCAAGAGTTATAGCTTCTTGTTCTCCAATCTCAGCAGACAAGTCTCGCAAGGCTTGCCCTAAGCTCGCTGCGTCTTTGATTTGAGCAACAGATCTCAGCAGCTGGGGCGTACCAAACAATTTTGCTGCATTTTCTCCCAGCTCTTTATCGCCAAGAAACGCAAAGGACGCAGCAAGCTGCATTGCCTCTTCTCTTGTTATGCGAAGACTCTTGGCAAGATCATCAATGTCTCCAGCAAAAAACTTAGCGTCACCGCCAGCCTTGCTAAATGCGTTATTTAGATCGCCCAAGGACTTTTTAAATTTAAGATTTTTATCAATAGCGTCACCAATAGCCGTACCAACAATGCCCAGAGCGAAGCCAAATGTTCCGCCTATCGCTCCACCGATGGCACCACCTACGCCACCAGTAATTGCAGCAGTGGTTGACTGACCGAATAGAAGTGGAAAACCACCGCTCAACAGAGCGCCACCAGCTGCACCCCTAAGACGCCTGTTGCGTCGTTCTCTTTGCTGACGCTGAAACGCTGCTCTCTGAGCTGCAGCTTCTGGAGAATCAAGAACAGTTGCAGGCCCCATAGTCTCTATGGGTACTCCCGCCATTAAATTATTTACCTCTCTAAGCCGAGAAGCAAGTTCCTGATACGACGTAGAAGCTATATCAACTTTTCCAATAACCCCTTCAAGGACTCGGCTGTAATCTGCAAGACCTTGGGTAGTATTTGCTGGCTGAAAATCCAGCAAGTCCTTCATTCCTGTAAACGCGCCAAATCTTGGTACACCCTGTGCGCTACTGCCACTACCCGTCATCAGCAGCTGCAAAGCACGATTAGTGTCTTCTGCTTGCCTTTTAAACTCTTTAAGTCCTTTAACAGAAGCGGTAAAATCAGCCTTAGTTATTGCATCAGTAAAAATTCGTGCCTCTTGGCTTCCTTTTTTAAAATTACTTCTAGCGTCTTTAAGCTCTGCTGTATATTCTCGCAGCTTTCCAACGCCTTCTTTAATAGCGTTCCCATTAAAATTAAAAGCCTTTGTTTGCTCTAGTGTTGCCTTTTTTAGTTGAGCTGCTTGATCTTTTGCTTGTCGTCGAAGTCGAGCCGCGTCCTTGTCTGCGACTGCGCCTTCTTTCTTTAGTTGAAGTAAGTCCTGCTCAATTTGACGAAGCTCTTTAAGCTCCCTCGTCAGGCTTTTTAGCTGAGCGCTCTGTACGTTTACGCCAATGTTAATGCCATAATCCATGGCTGGACGTAAAGCGACTGCTCAGTCAAGTCTATCGTGCCTACCGCATCTTGGCTCTTTGAACCATCTTTGCCTGATCCCTAGCCTTTTCTTCCTGTTCGTTCTTTAACGAGTAATACGCCGACCAACTCACCAGCTCCTCCTGAGTCAGCTGTTGCGTCAGCGCACTAACCGTCATTCCAAGCTTTTCAGCAAGGAAAAAGATAAAAAACCAGTCGTTACTAGCTTTTCAAGCTCGCTTTAGCGTCCTCCACTTTGTTTTCCGCGCCAGAGTTCAACATGGCGAGTTGAATCTCTTGAAGCACTCCGGCTTCAACAGAGTTCTTCAGCACCGCTTTTTCGCCGTCTTGAAACAACCGCTTACCGTCAGCGTCCAGCGCTTTGCGAATCATCATGCTCAGCGCAAAGTCGCCTGAGTCATCTGAATCCGCATTTTTCTGGATCGCTTCTCGCTCAGCAATGGTCAAAGGGTGCCAGTAAACCTCCAGCAACACCTCACCGTCCTGTTCAACTGCGTGTTTGTAAAGCTGACTGACGCCAAACTTGTTGCGAAGAAGCTCTACAGCTCGCATAAAAGACTAATGTGCTTTAAATACAATACTACGCTGTTGCCGTGAATTGGCAAGAAATTACCCCAACAAAGTGCGACCTGTCTTCGATGTTTAACGGTGTAGGTCCAACAATGTCCAGCACTCTGGGCTTGCTGCTAAACGTATCGGTGTAACCACTGGCGTTGACTGAGGTCAGACCGTCAATGACTGATTCGCTAATCGCTGAAAGCACTGCTGTGCCAGCGGATTTAGGCACATACACGTTGCACTGAATCGTCCCAGCGTAGTAATCCTGGGCCGCACCTTGGTTTTGG